CTGCTCGCTTGCGCGTTCACTCGCCGTCAACTTGTCAACGATGCGGTTGTGTTCGTCGAGAAACCATTTGGCGAACATCTTGACACCAAGGACGCCAAGAGAAAGACACGTTGCCGCGAACACCAACGTGAAGCCGTGCTGAGTCACAAGCTCGACAATGCCGACCGCCTCTGCCTGTGCGATTACGTATCCAGTCGCCGCAAACGTGATCGTGGTGAACGCTGCAATTCCGAGGTCAATGAGGGCGGTGGTCATGGAGAGGGTGCTTTCTAGCTCGGGCTCGTGCTGACCGAAGTCGAGACGCTCGCGCTGGGACTGCTGCTAGGCGAAGCCGAAATGCTCGCGCTAGGACTGCTACTAGGCGAAGCCGAGACGCTCGCGCTGGGGCTCGAACTGATCGAAGTGCTGGGCGTGTTGCTGGGGCTGCTGCTCACAGAGGCACTAGGAGACGCCACGGCTGTCGCGCTAATAATTGTGTCTGCAAGAGTCTCGGCGCCAGTCGTGCTGCTTGGCAGCAACTTCTCAGGATAATCGAACAGACGACGGAACCAATACTGGAACCTGCCGCCGTAGGCGTTGTGAATGTCGGCGATCCAACGATCTTCTTCGCCCGCGTCTGTGCTGCCCCGCACTATTGCCAAGTACGGACCTCCATCATAAAGCTGCTCCATCTCAGACGTGCCAAGAAACACGTCGTCAATAAAGACGCTCGTCCCGCTGCTGACGGCAACAGAGGTGCGAACCCTGAATGTCACCGTGGTTGGAACGGGACTTGGCAATCTGAACGTCGTGGTGAACGCCTCGAATGTGGTGTTCGCTGTGGCGACGTTAATCGAAAGCTGGTTTGCGTTGCCTTCTTCGTCATTGATGACGCTGCTATTACCATCTACCAATTCGAGTACAATCGTACCCGCTGCAGGAACGACGTCGACCGCCAGCCGGCAAGAGACCGGGTAGTTCGTCCACGCTTCCATTCCAGTCACTGCTTGGGTGAGCGTAACCAGGGTGGCGCCGTCCGAGTCGATCTCCAGGCACATTGCGGTCGAGTCGTCCTCGTCTGCCCCGCGATAAGCGTTGGCACCGCTTTCTTCCTTGACTGTAGAGCCGGCGGCACCGACGGAAATCGTCCAGTCGTCTGGCGTGTCGGTTGTGGTGAACGACTCGAAATTGCCGTTGCTGAGGGCATTGTCGTCGGTCGGGTCAAGCATGCTGATCGAACCGGATGCGTTCGACCCGTCCGTCCAATAAACAGACAGCGGGTCGGTCGCGTCGGTCATTTCGCCGTTGACGTTGAACGACTCGCTCCCGGCCGTGCTGGTGCTTGACGCGGAGACCTGGATCTGTTCATCCAAGGCGTTTTCAAGGGTTCGCCCCTCGCCGTCCCTCAGCCCCACAATCAGCTCGGCGTTGCTGTCGTTGGCGAACCACTTGCCGCCTGACGTGTAGGCGGAATATCCAGACCCGTCGCACCCAACCAACTGAAACGTGGTCGTCGTGAGCACGTTCACCACGTAAGCCGTATCGTTGATCTCGGTCATGCCGGCAACAGAGCGAATCGTCACCACGTCGCGGTCAGACAGTCCGTGTGCCGCGATGGTGGTGACAACAACCGGGTCCGCCTGGGTGGCACCGCTGATCGAACCAAACCGCGGGCCGTTGGTCAAGACTTTACTGCTCGGCTCGCTGGCATCTACCGTCTCGCTGTTGTATTCCATGTAGCGAATCAGCAGGTCCAGCGCCGCCTCGACCGTTTTGCTGGTCAGTGGATACTGGTCGCTGTCCTCAGCCTCCCACATGGTGATCAAGACGTTCTCGGCGCATGTCTTACACTGCTGCAAGAAAGACGCCGAGTCACCGCTGGCGCGGTAGGCATTATAGGCGGAAACCATGCCTTCCCACGCCTCAATCTCCTTGTTGCCGGCCGCGGCGAACGTATCAAAAAGGGCGTTGTACGCCGTTGGCAGGTCTGCGTTTGACGAGCCGGAAAGGTGGTCCAGGACGATCTCGCACAAACGAGCTGCCTTGCCAACACGATCAAAAAGGCCAGTTCCACTGTCGAGATCCATGGAATCACACGTTCTTCATGAGGGTGACGATGAGTTCAACAGCTTCGCCGGTGGCCTCCACTTTCAAAGCAAAGGCTCCCGCGCACTCGCTGGGAATCGAGACCGTGACACCGGTTCCGTCGATAGTGCTGCTCTTGTGGCTGCCGGACCCGTCGTGAACTCGATACCAGTCGCCACCGGAATACGCCTGGGCGTACCACTTCAGCGCCGTGGCGTTGGTGCCGTAAGGAACAAACACATTCCCCTTGGTCCAACCGGAAAACACCCATGCGTCGCTGTTGTCTTTGTTCGTCGCGGCAGTGTAGGTGGTCGTCCCGCTGCTGCTGGTGTCCAGAAAGGTTGATGCCATGGCTTTATTTTTCCTTCTCGCTTGGAGCCGGTTCCTCTTCCTTCGGGGCCAGCCTTGCAGCCTGCGACTTCACCAAAGCGTCGTAGGCTTTCTTGTCAACAACCTGGTCCACCTGCCCGTCTTCGTGGGTGACGGTGAACCATTTCTTGTCGCCCTGCTCGTAGTGAGCGACGATCGGAAACTTACTCATATCTCATGTCCTTTACGGAATGGCGCTCGCGGCACTGAAGGTGACGGTTCCGGTCGGGCGAACGGTGACTTCCGCCATGACATCTTCGTTCCCGTTTCCGCCGACAGTCTGCACGCTGACATGGCCGGCGGTGAACGATGCCTTGCAGTGGCTCGCCGTCCCCCTTGCAACCCGCGCGTTTGCGGTGGCGTAGGTGTTGTCGGCTTTCTGCAAGTAGAACGCCATACTGGTGTCAACCGTGCGCCCGACCAGGTCGGTAATGTCAGTCTCGCTCATCTCGGCCAAGCGGAACCGAAATTCAGGATTGCGATTAACGACCGCAACCGTGTGGGGCGTGGCGCTCGCAACCCGGAAGTTCTTGCGAATTTCGATGCCCGTAACCCAGGTTTGGCCGAGAACGCCTTCAATCTCGGTTGAGTTCTCGAACACCGCGCCGTTGAAGTAGGAGCTGTTGTAACCAGGAGCAGTGGCAGGCAGAGCCTGGCTGGTGTCAACAGACCAGGGGGTGCTTGAGTCGTCGTCGAGAACGCAGAACCGAAGGCTGGCAGTTGCAAGCTGGTCGACCCCGTCCGCGTTGACTTGCTCGAGATACCCGTAGCAAAGCGGGATAGCGACTCGCCGGTGGTTACTGCCTGCAGTAAGCGCGTCGCCATGTTCGCGCTGAGCGTAGTACAAGTAGCTTGTTTCGTCGAACAACTTGCCCGTCGTCCACGACATGACCGAAGTCAGCAAGCCGGCGATGTCTTCGGTTTCGATCGTGAACTCAGGCTGAGAGCTGGTAACGATTGCGGCGCTGCGGTCGATTGCGCCTGCGGCGTGATGATCGAGTACCTCGATATTGGCCTCGAAGTTCTCGCTCGTGATCTGCTTGACGTCAAGTGTTTGACTGGTTGCATACCCGAGAACAGCGGTGTAAAGCGAATGTCGCCTGGCGGTTGCCATAATTGGTTGTCCTTATGTTGCTTTGTGTTATCTGCCAGTTCTTCCGGCCTTGATCCTGATCCCCTCGGCGAGCAACTGCGGACGCAGTGTCTTTTTTTGCCGTAAGCTCAGTTTCCGCCGAAGAACTTTGATATAGGCTCTCTGGAACAGCTTTGCCGCCATGGACTCGTCGCGAGGCGCCCACTGCACCAGTTCATTCCGAATATCACGTTTTTTGACGTTAGGCGGGTTGCGCTTCCATGTTCTTTCGCGAGACCTCGACCGCTTCCTGGATCTGAACCGCCTCGTCTCTTCCGACTGGTCGTCGCCCCCGCCACGCCCTGTGTGGTCCAGGTGGCTTGCGCTGAACGACTTTGGCCAACTCAGTTTGAAGAACATGGTCATAAAGCGAATGTCGCCTTTTAGGTCGCCCTTTTGCCTTCGCATCTTCGGCTTGAAAGGCTGGCTGGTCATTTTCCTTTTCAGCTCACCGCTCTTGACCAAAAACTCAGTGAACATCCCTCCCTTGCGACCGTAGAACCGGCCTTTTTTGCGGTCTTTCTTCCACTGCTGATAAGTGGCTCGCCGCGGCTTGAATCGGTACTCTTTCTGTGTCGCAGGGTTAAACTTCCGCGACATGGCTTTCTTGTGGTGGTACTTCAGCCCCTCGGTAAGTCCTTGCTTAAACCCTTCTCGCTGGGTTTTCATTAGCGCCGACCGGCCCTTAAAGTTGAGGCCATTTTTGCCGCCGCCGTCCAAAATGGCCGGCATGATGACAATGGCCTCCATGGCGGGCCAAAGCGTGCCGCGACCGCCCTGCGTTCCCAGATGTTGAGCAGAAGGTAGCGAACTCGTTCTAGGGGCTGCCATTACCTCACCACTAACTCAACTGCCATGCTGGCAACAACTTGATTCCACTCTTGTTCCTGCTCCGGGTCGTGCTCGCGCTCTTCCAGCGGCTCAAGGTAGGCGTCGTCAAGCACAACAACCCGTGAAAACCAGAAGTGACAGACCGTTCCTCGCCACGGATTTGTCGACGAAAAATTGTCTTGCATTTCTTCGATGATCGAGCCGACGATTACCTTTAACCATGCGATTGCGTCTTCGTCCGACTCGACCATCTCGTCTGATTCAGTTCGTTCAGGGACAGGCAACGAAAAAAACAACCCAACGCTTGCCGCGCTGGGTTGCCAGCAGTTACTGGTCCCCACCATGTCCATCGCGAAGCCTTCTGCCGTGCAGACTCCGCACCGCGGGACCGGGTAGTCGTCTGCCGCGCCTTGATCGACATAGACGTGGTCCAACCCCTCTTGATCAGTTACGGCGCCAACAACGCCTTTCCACGTCGGGCAACAGGCAAGGCTCTCTGCCGCCATCTGTGTGAATCGAAAAATGCCCGTGGTGGTTACTGTCAACCGACCAGCCTCCGCTTCCTGACAGTGACGTCCTGGGCCTGCACGCACTCAAGGTCCCAGAAGTTGCCGTCCTGGCCTCTGATGTGCTTCAACCGATACACTTTCCCGTTCGTCCTGTTTCCCTTCTGCCAAGACGCAACCTGCGTGTCGTCGCTGCCAGGGTCAAACACGAGGAACGCATCAGGTCGCTCGTTTACTTCGCTCAAGTCACCCGAGACGTCTTCTCCCTTGACGGTGATTCCGATCGTGTGACGATAACGGCGACCGATTGGGCTCTCTTTCATCGGGCCGTCGCCTGGGGCCATGTTTCGCCCTTCTAGGCTGGCACGACTCACAATGGCAGTAATTACTTTGGCCCGCCCGCTGTCGCCTTCTGGGAAGAACACAACAGACTCGCCGTGAAGATCGAGCAGCATTTCACAGCCGCCGGCAGCAAGTTGGTCGTGAACAGTCATTGTCGAAGATACTAAGCCTTTGCGAGCGAGTGGCTCGCAATTAAAGACCGCCAGGCCGGGGCGCAAGACCTAGCGGTCGGTCAGCCGCGGTCGCTGAAGACCGCGGCTATTTCTAATCCAACTTCACTAGGTCGTGATGTTGTCGAGAAGCTGGCCAGCTTCGGTCCAGAGGATCTTCTCGTCGACATCGAACCGTGCGCGAATCACCTCGCCACGAACCGTCTCGTCCCGGTAGGACTCGACCGTTGCGTCGCTGCTGGACCCGTCAGCGATCCAGTGGAACGTGCGACCGAGGCACGGCTCCTGGATGTCCTGGCTGGTCGGGATCCGGCAGACCATGGCGTACTCGTCGTCCCAGACCTTGCCGAGCGAGGCACTCTGCCCCTTCTTGGCGGTGTTGTACTGGGCGTCGCCGACCAGCACGTAGTCTAGGTCGAACACTTCCGCCAGCTTCGCCGGGGTGATCTTGGACGGCTCGATCGGGCCGCCGGCACCACTCGCCGCGATAACCGCGGTGATGTCGTCCATCTGCCGCAGGTGGCGGAAGGTGGTCCAGGTGACGATCAGGGCGTTCGCCTTCACGCCGCGGCCGTACAGGGCCTGCACAGCGGTCTCGACGTCGCTGATCGGAGTGGCGTCAGAGTAGTGGTTGCTGTCCCACTCATTGCTGACGCTTGTCGTGTAGGACGTAAACGTCGTGGCGTTGAAAATCGCCGCGGAAACCCGCCGCTCATATTCGCGCAAGACGCGGTCGCGAGCACGCAGGGCCGCCATGACTTCGGCGTCGAAGTAGTCAGCGTACATCTCGGATTCGCGGTCGTCCACGACCTCTTCCGCACCGTACTCGAGGCAGGCGTAGGTATCGGACGTGAACTGCATGTCGTCCCGGTTGTAACCGGATCGCGGGGCCCGCTTGGTGTCGGTGATGTTCAAGAGTTCCTTGATTTCCACCTTTCCGAACGTGCCGCTCTGCTTGGCGACGGTTATCAGGGGCAGGACTCGAGAGGCAATAAAGCCCATCTGCGAACCCGCCAAATCGTACTGCATGAAACTGCCAAGCTCCGGTCGGAGAGTGGCGAGTGTGGAACTGGGAGCTGCCATTGTGCTATTCCTTGACTTTCGAGGGAGCGTTTGCCACAATGACAGGTGCTAGTCTGCCGTGGCTTTGCCCCGGTTGAGGGGCTCGGCGAGTTGGCGCTCGCCGGGCCCCGTTTCAGTTAATTAGGTCGCCAGGTCGACGTGAGCGTCGCGCAGGACCTCGATGATGTCACCGTCCGCGGTTGCGGCTTCCATGGCAACGCCAATCTGATAGGCGCCGCTCGCTTCGGTCGCACTGACCTTCCCGCTTGCCGCGGTGTAGACCGCAGCCCAAGCCGACACGGCACCGCTGGCGACCATAGGGCAGGTCCCCTGGGCCGTGCGAAGGATAACCGAGCCGTGCTCGCTCGCCTCGACACGAGCGGACGTGACACCGATCTCAGCGTCGGTTGCACCTGCCGCGGCAAGCACACTCGAACTCACCTTCACCCGAAGGTACTTGTCGATTGCCGTCGCACCGTTCAGGAACGACTTGGTGGGGGTTGTAACGTACTGTCCAGACATGTCTGAATCCTCTTATCGTGAAGAACTTGTCAATTCAGATCGCCGCTGTCGCCAAAGTCGCATCAACGGCCCTAAAACTTCGTGCTGCTCTGGCTGCGAACGCCCCAAACAGAGCCGTCGCAGTTTTCCTTTTATGTGAATGACCCGGGTCGTTTCGGGGTCGTAATCTGCCCATGTTTGGTCTACTGAATTCCACTCAGCACAAGGCAGTTCTTTGAACCGCACAGTTGCACCTAGCGGTCCTTCCAGCGTATGGAGCAGCGAGGCTTGACTGATTCCGCCGAACTTCGCCACTTCTCGCTTGATCTCGTTTTTCCCTCGACGCAAGATGGTTTCGGCCGCAGTGTACCAGTGCCGCATGAACGCCCTTGATCGCTTATTGGTCTTGACAAAAATCACCCCGCCGTTAATCGGGATCTTGCCAGGACGCACTGTGTAGGCGATGTCGAAATCGCCAAGGAACGCATCCTCCACGCTTTTCAGGAACAGTAGATCGCAGTCCGCAAGCAACAACTGCTCGCCGTCTTGGCAACCACAAACCGAGTGGACCCAAGCTCGCATCTTGTTGAAGTTGCTTTCCGCGTGTTCCGGGTAGCCCTCGGGGAACACATGCGGACCAACCGGCACGATTTCAAGACGTGCGGTCGAATTCGTCTGCTCCAGGCTGTGCCGCATTACGCTCAGAAGCGTCTCGAAAGGCCATCCATAGCCAACGGTAACAACCCGCATCTCTTCCATCGCTGCCGCTGCAAGGCCCTTTCCACCAGGGCGTAAAACTGCTCGGCTAGATACTCGGGCTGCCATGCCCGGGCGATGTTCTCTCTAGCGTTCTCCCGCCATTCTGTCCGCTGATCCCACTTACTCAAGACGGATGTAACAATTTCGGAAAGATTTTCAAAGTTTTTGTCACACCACGTCGCGTGAGCAAAAACGTCGGGCTCCGTCTTAACCCAGTTGCATTCGGGCTTGACCAGTTCGCAACCGGCTAAGATAGCCTCGTAGTCCCTGTAGCACGTCTCGCCGTTGCCCCATGGACTGACCACAACCTTCGACCGCCTGAGCAGGTCCTTGTAGCCCTCGGCACTGCAGGGCCTGCCAGGGGCAGACACGGTGGTTCGCCCATCCAGGTGTTTTACGGCGGCGATACAGGCGAGGCGATGCGATTCGATCGCTTCGGGCTTGCCAGCGGTTGTCCCAACAAAAGAAACGTCGATGTCTCGCGGGCCGTGAATCTCTTCGTGAAGCCAGCTTTGCATACGATTGTATTGTCCGAAGCCACCGAAAATATCGAATTTTTCGTACTCCTCTTTGTGGATGTAGTAGTCCTGCGATTTGAACTCGCCGAGCAACACGTCTTCGTGCGGCCGGCGACCAGCGTTGTTTACCATCTCGAACGTGGCGAGACTGCCCTTTACAATCGACAGCACTTCTTCGCAAGTTGGCAGCCACCGCTGAAATGGCATCGAGCAGTCGCTTCGCTCGAACACAATCACCCGGCGCCCCAGCGATTGCACATGGTCGTAGCCGTCCAGAAGGCAATTGTGGACGACCAGCAAGTCGCCTTCAGTGGCATGCTTCGGCGACAGGTTGACATTCCAAAGAATCTGAATGCCGCGGTCCAAAAGGGCGGTCGCTGCTCGCTCGAGCACCTCAAGGTGCCCGGCGCCGTGCCGCGGCGAAAAAACAGAAACAACCAACATGGCTCCCTACTCCACAAACATCAGCCCCACTTGCCCCAGCCAGCTTTCGTAAACCTCTGGCGTAACGTCCACCCCTGTCTTAGCAGACCACTTGCGACGCGACTTGCGGCTCGCAGCCACTAGCTGGGGGAGAATCGGATTGTTTAGGGGCCACAACCCGCTATTCATCTTGTCGTCGGTAAAGACCAGCTTGGCGTCCGGCCAGTGCGAAGCGTGAGCGTTAAGCAAATACTGCTTGCTGTCGTGACTCGGGCTGCAGTCGTGCATACCAAGACCGACCAGGTTGATTTCGCTCAAGGCGTCAAGCAACAACCGCAACGCAGCCCCATTTTTCGGGCCGTCGAGAATGGCGAGCACCCGCTCGCCTGTAAAACGCCGCTCCGCAAAGAATTTGCAAGCGTCCTCCTTCAGCAGCAACGTGCGAGGGCTTTCGCCAATTCTTGCCCGCACCGCGGGAAAGGTGCTGGCGTCAATGTCAACAGCACAGTGAATCCATGCCCCATACGCCTCTGCCGCGCGCGACAAAAACACCGTCGACCGCCCGTTTGCTACGCCTGTCTCAACAATCACGTCGGGGCGATAATGCGCCACCAGCGCCCACCAATAGAACGCCTCGACGTTGCCGATGGCGTGAGCGTTGTGACTGACATTCTCGTAGCCACTCAACTTCATGAAGTCTTGTAAATACTGTCTCAGCATGATTCCCCCAACAGCTTCAATCGGTCCAGCGTCCCCTGCCAAGAATAGCCCTTGCAGTGAACCACCCTGGTCTCGGGCAGCGGTTCTTCGGGCCAATGCCCCCAGTTGAACTTGTCGCTGCGCAGCGTGCGTAATTTCAGGGCTGGCATGATAACCAAGTGGTCGTCACCGAGAATCTTCTGGTCCGGGTTCAGCAGGCAGTTCAGCGCCGCCTGATCGTCACCGAACTCGGCGGTTCGTTCATGCCACGTCTCGCAAAAGCAAATTGCCGCGTTCGTTTTGCGAAAGAACATCACCCCGGCATTGATACAGCCCAGCCAGGACCGCAGATCGCCATCGTCGCCCCTCGACCAAATCCGCTTGATGTCTCGAGAGTCGCGAACCGTCACCGCCACGTCAAAAACAGCGGTTTCGATGCTGTGGATAGACTTGATAGCAACTGCGTCGCCGTCCAAATAGCAAAGAACTTCACCATCTCGCAAAGACGCGAGGCGGTGAAGGATCATGGACGGCTTGTGTACCGAGTGGTACGTCAGATTGCGGACGTTCCAGTGCAGGCCAAAACCAAGGTTGCCAAGGTCGTAAGTCGTGTGCTCGTAACCGAATTTAGCGGACTGATCCTGCGAAAGCCGCAGGATCTCGCGAAACTTCCAGTCGCCAGCGGTTACAATTTGCACGCCCTGTCCTTGTCTGCCCCCGGCAGGGCTGGAGGTAGACCCTGCCGGGGGCGCCTTCATCTAACCCCTACTTCTCTTCCGCGGGCAGATACACCTTCCGATCGGTGAGGCTGTTCGCCTCCTTGATGAACTCGACGTACACGTCGCGGTGCTCGCGGCGAGCCTTTTTGCCGGCGTCGATCGTGCTCATACCCTCGCCGGTGTACTTGGAGATCAGGGTTTCCCACTGCTCGCGAGCAGACAGGTTGGAATTGCCGCCCTCGTCGCCCTGCTTGCCGCTCTCGACACCTTCCTGTCCTTCCGACCGCATAGACAGGCGGCCTTCGAGTTCCTCGATCTGGACGATCTTGGCGGCCTCGCTGGCCTTCAAGGCGTCAACCTGATCGTTCAGGTTGGCGACCACCGTGGCGTGCTCTTCCTGCATCGCCTCAATTGAGGACCGCAGATTCAGCACTTCGGCTTCCGCCTTCTGGCGGGCGGCGACCAAGTAGCTTTGTCGAGCGTCTTCCAGCGTGGCGCTGGCTTCGATCTGCTCAACGTAAAAGTCGGCACTGGCCTCGGGCAGAGCCGTCTTCAGCTCAGCCAAGGTAGCGGGAATCGGTTTCGTTCCGGTCATCGCAAAGACCCTCATGTTGTTGTCGAGAAGGCTCGACAGTTCGGTAACAGTCTCGTCCCAGGTTGCAACCTGGTCGATTAAACCAAGCTGCCTCGCATCGGCAGCGACGTGGACCCGCCCGTCAGCCAATTCCTTGACCTGGGCGAGACTCTTCTCCCGACCGTCAGCGACAGTCTGGAGGAAAAAGGCGTTCAAGTCGGTCGTGATTCGCGTCCACTCTTCAGCCATCTCTTCGGTGATCTTGGTCCCCGGCGTGCCCATGCCTTTGTACTGGCTGGTGCCGTCGTCCGGCCGGATAACCAGGACCTCAATGCCTAGCTTGTCGGCAGCCTCGCTCTGGTCCACGATCGTCATGTACGTACCGATCGAGCCAACCAGGCTAGTCTTCGTGGCATAAATCTTCCCCGCAGGGCTGGCAATGGCGTAAGCGGCAGATGCCGCCAAATCCTCTACAAACGCCCACACGGGCTTCACGCTGGCCGCGGCCCGTATGTCCTCAACCAAGTCGTAGGTGCCTGAGACGGTCCCTCCGGGGCTCTCAATGTGCAACACAATGCCCCTGACTTCGTTGTTCGCTTTGGCGTGGCGAATCTGCCGCCTGAGCTCAACCGTGCCGGCATTGCCGAACATGCTAGAGCTCATTTTCATGATCGGTCCGTGAACCTGAACGACCGCAATCCCGTCACCAACCACCTGGTAGGCAGCTTCGCCAAACGCCTCTTCGCTGGCGTCGGCGATCTCCTGAAGGGCGGCGTCGTGGAAGTGAACGCCGAGGTCCATGGAGTTCGCCTTCGCCACAAGCGATGCGGCTCGATTCGGTTCGATCGCCCAAATGCCGTTGTATTCATCGGCTCGCGGAATCTGCAGACGGATCCCAAACGGGTTCCGAAAGTCTGCCAGGGCATAATCAGCCATCGTTTTCCTCGTCTTCTTTGGTCTCTGGCTCGACCGGCGGTTCCGTGGCAGTCACAACCAGATCCGGGTGGATCCTGGTTACGTCTGCAATGACGTCGATCGTGAACTCCTGAGTCGGTAGATCAATTCGCATCGCCTGTCCCCCTATCCTGCCCCTCGGGATCAAGTTCCTGGATCGCTGACGCGCCCGAGAGTGGGTTCAAAAGATCCCGCCACGTCACCTGATCGTCCGCAAACTGCTGGTTCAGGTTCGCTGCCGCCTGCTTGGCCTTCAGGATTAGCAGCATGTTGTCGCCGACGATGTCGGTGCTCTCGTCATCCCATGAAATCGCTCGCTCAGCAGCCACCCGGCGTCGGCTCGACAAACACTGCGTCGTGAGAAGATCATCAGCTTTGGCGTCTTTCAGAGGCTCAATGTACTGCCAGGACGGCGTTTTCCACTCACAATCGAAGATCCGCCACTCGTGGATCCGCTTCGGGTCGCCCAGCAAGCCCGCCGCCTTCGCGCGACGGTAAAGCGTTTCGTCGTCTGACAGCCAGCGGGCTATCTGCCAACGATAGATCGGACGATGCCAGCGGCGAATAAGCCGCTGCTGGTTGGCGCGAAACCCAATTCTGGCCTGGTCGATGGCACCCCGCCAGCCAGAGAAGTTGGTGCCCGTTGCGTCCATCAGGACCATGACCAGCGGCAGCCCCAGGTTGACGCCAATCAGCGTCAGCATGGTCCGAAAATGCTCGAAATACGTCTCATTGGGAATGTTTGGCGAGAATCCTACCAGCTTCTCGCCTTTCTGCCCCCGGACGATCATGCCTGGCGAGATGCCTTCAAGCTGGCGAGTGTAGGTCGAGTCGACCCGATCCGTACTAGTCTCGCCAAACCCCTCGCCGACGTCGCCGTCCCACGTCTCGTCTCGCTCGACCAAAATGGCAAAACAGGACGTCACCTGCTGCTGGACCAGCTTGGCAAAGTTGATGTCCTCGGTCATGCCGAGCATGTCGAAAATGGGGGCGAAAGCGGTCACGCCGCGAGTCTGACTGACTCGTTTCGAGACATACGGGTGGAAGACCTGCCGAAACCCGTTTTCATCCCGGGTTTTGTATTGCCGGATCGAGTTGATATTGACTACCCGCCGGCTTGGGTCAATTTCGTCTCGCGTGACCCAATACTCGATTCGCCGCCTCGCGTGGTCGATCCGCACACCGTGAACCACCTCCGACCCCGGCTTCTGCCACTTGCTGCCTTTCCGGGTGGCGTTGCTGGGGGTCTGGATTCGATGAGCCTCGACCTGCTGAATGCTGCCATACGGGGCCCCAACTCCGTTCCGCTGACCCATCGGCAAGCCAAGGATGTCACCGTCAACCAGGCAAGCACGCAGGACCGCGTATTCCATGTCGCAAAACGCGAATTCCCGCTGTGCG